TGACTGTGCCGCCAGTAAACACTTGTGAGCCAGCGTAAGAGATGATGACTACGCCTGAACCGCCAGCCGCACCATTACCACCATTTGCGCCGCCACCAGAACCACCGCCACCGCCACCGCCTGTGTTTGCAGTTCCAGCAACGCCAGCGCCAGCAGATGGTGTTCCAGAATTTCCTCCTCCACCAGTACCACCAGATGACGCCGTAGTGTCTGAACCGCCACCACCGCCACCACCGTAAGTAACAGATGACCCGCTAATAGAAGAAGCCAATCCATTTCCACCTGCGCCTGTTCCAGTACTTTTACCAACAGCACCTACCGCACTTGCGCCGCCACCACCACCACCACCGATAGAAGCGGCAGTAGTTCCATTTCCACCAGCAAAGCCTTGTCCAGATGTTGCCGCCCCTCCAGTACCCGCTGGACTTCCAGTAGCCCGACCAGAGCCGCCACCACCAGACCCGCCAGTCAAACCATTATTAGCGGTACTGCCTCCACTCAAACTCGTACCGCCACCGCCACCACCAGCAGAGGCAGTTGAAACTACGCTCCATGCTGAATTACTGCCACTAGTTCCATTTGCATTAACACCTGCTGAGGCTCCTGCTCCACCTGCCCCTACTGTGATTGTGTAAATTGAATTTGCATCAATTACAACTCCAGTTGCTGTTTGAAATCCACCAGCACCACCACCACCACCAAGGCCGCCGCCGCCGCCACCACCACCAGCCACTACCAAATAACTTGCTGTTACAGATGACAAAGGGCTAAGTGCGCCAGAAGATGTGAATGTGTGAATGAAGTTACCGCCTGATTGGGTAACAGTTCCACCACCAAATAATTGTGTTGCGCTTGTGTATGAAATGATGACGATGCCTGAGCCGCCAGCACCACCTGCACCAACTTGCTCATTGCCACCAGCACCGCCACCACTACCACGATTTGCAGTTCCAGCTACACCAGTTGGGCTTGCGCTTGTTCCGCTATTACCGCCGCCACCTGAACCGCCAGCACCCGCCGTTCCAGTACCATGCGGAGAGCCACCACCACCACCAGCGTATGTAACAGATGAGCCTGAAATGCTTGACGCAGAGCCAGAACCACCTGCACCCCCAGCACCATTTGTAGATGTAGTTCCAGTTGAACCAGCCGAGCCTGCGCCTCCACCGCCACCACCTACACGATAAGTAGCGTTGTCTGTGCTTCCTGCCGCCCCTGCATTTCCTTGCCCTGATGTAGCTGCGCCGCCAGTACCATTGACACCTGTCGTGGTTGAGCCACCGCCGCCACCTGAACCGCCAGTTAAACCGTTTTGAGCGCCTGTATTGCTGTTGGGTTCAGAACCACCACCGCCGCCGCCTGTAGACGTAATTGAAGAAAATACAGAATTGCTTCCAGAAGTCCCCGCTGCGGCAAAACTTGTTGAACCCGCACCACCCGCACCAACGGTAATTGTGTATGACTGAGTTGGGTTTAAAGATGTAGTTCCTGTTAATAAACCGCCAGCGCCACCACCACCGCCTACTGATGTACCGCCACCACCCGCACCAGCAACCACAAGGTAGGTAGCAGTAACCGATTGCAGTCCTGTCCACCCAAAGGCGGCTAGTGCGGCGGCTCCAACTTTTGATAAACGTGGCATCTGCGTGTCCTTATGCGAACTTGGTGACAGAAGCTAAAACGGTAAAAGTAGCACTTCCTGTTTTGATAATCACATATGTGTAGCTATCAATTGAACTTGCATTGCCACTTGTCGGTGCAGAGCCACCTTGCCACTTGGGAGTGACAGACGAACCGTCTACCTGTACAGCAGAGTTGTAATAAGCAGTTGCGCCATTTGTCACTAAAAAAGTAGCAGACAACGATTGTCCTGTAGACATCACAGTGTCCAAAGATGTTGTGCCATTTCCTCTGAAATTAACAGTAAAGTTGCCTGATGCGTTGGTTGTGAAATACAAGACAACTTGAGTCAATGCATCATAATTAATTGTTCCTGTAGCTGCTGTTGCTGAAACATTTGCAGTCTCACGCATTTCTGTAACAAGAGTGTTTGTAATAGTCAAGTTACCTACTGAAGTTGCTGTATTTCCAAGTCCAACCGTGGTATTGCCAATAGTGACAAAACCATTTAAAGCAGAGATGTTTCCTGAAACAGCAACATTGCCGCCAACACTTGCATTTGCAGTTACTTGCAATGTAGAAATATTTGCAGTACCACTTACATTCGCACCAGTAATAATCACATTGCCACTGCTGATAGTGACATTGGTTAGCGTCACATTACCAAGACTAGTAGTAGTATTGCCAAGATACAGAGCAGTATTGCCAAGCGTAATCGCAGTAGCAAAGTTGGTATCTAGTTGCGATAACGGGATTGCCGAAGTCGCAGTACCGAAAATATTAGGAACAGCCATGTTAGAACCTCACTCTTAATTCATGTTCAAACTCAATTGTGTTGACAGTTAGCGCAGGGTCTGTGCTAGTGATTGTCAACCCCAAATACTTACCATACTGCTGTGCGTCTGACTTGTACAAAGCGTACCCTGAACTTGTCAACCACCCGATAATCTGTGAAGAATTATTAAGCCAAGTAAGCGTGACTCCTTGATTGTTGAACCAAGTCACTGTGTTATTCAACACATAAAGAGGGCTTGAACCACTCTCACTGTCAACAGTGACATTCAACGTACCACCAGTGGTAAGCGTTGCTTCTACACCAAATTTTAATGCTTGTTTGGTGCGAATGGGGTCTTTCATAGGGGATAAAGATGTCTGTATCTCAGAAGAGATATTTGCAGTTGCATCCCCGTACAGCTTGAAAAGAGCCGTATCTGTTACTCCGTACAGGTTAATCAAGCCACCCACTGGGGCAGAAGACACATATCGCAACGCACCCTGGCTAGTGATAAACCATTTTTTCTCAAAAAATACTGCTTGTACAAACCTGTCTCCACTTGTAATTGGGAAACTGGAAGTCAAGTAAAAATTAAAGGCTGCACACAAGATGTTGTTGAGCAAAACTTGACCAGCAGTTACAGGCTTGGTGAAGTCTATATAAGGGAAAACACCATCTAATTGGTCAGAAATCTTGCTTGTTGTTGAGCCAACTAAGGCATACACCCCGTAGTTATTCATAAACAATACAGAGCGGAAGTAAGGGTAAACAGCGTATTTCAGCTTACTACCTACTGACGCAGACACGTTTGTGTTTGTAAATAGGGTGTCACCCGTGTTTGTAATCCTGACATCAGAAAAGACGTTAATGCTGTCTTCTCCAAAAATATACAAAAAGTTGTTGGCAGACACCATGTTTTGTATGTTGCCACGCAAGGTAGAGTCTGTAATTGTCTCTGAACCCGCAGAAATAGAAGTGAAGTCAGTAGGGCTAGAGGCAGAGGAAAAGGTAACTGTACGACCTGTAGCCACCCACACACGACCAGAAAAAGTAGAAACGGCGGCTATTTCTTCTAGATTAGGAACACCGATTACCGTAGCATTTGCATTGCCAGTAGGCGTAGGTGGAGCAGCTATCGTAACTGTAGGTACACTTGTGAAGTTGTTGCCTACATTTGACATGATGACTTGTGTTACGGCATTGCCAAACACAATAGCAGTGGCAGCGGCATTTGCTCCACCACCACCAGAAATAGTCACGGCAGGAGGAGAAGCGGGGTTGTAACCAGAACCGCTATTAGTGACCTGTATAAACAGCGCACCTTTTGTAAAGGTAAGGATTTCGGCAATAGCAGTAGCTCCGCTACCACCACCACCTGTAATTGTTACGGTAGGGGCAGCGGTATACCCGCTACCACCTTCTGTAATAGAAATAGAGGATACCGCATTTGCGGTAATTGTGGACACAGCCGTTGCCTGTGTACCGTTTGCCTGGTTCGGTGCAGAGATAGTGACTGCTGGCGCAGAGGCGTAACCTGAACCCCTGTTTGTAAGTCCTATTTGACCTACGCCACCAACATTAAGTAAGTCAGTGCTATCCCAAGTAAAGAGTCCTTTGTTTGGGTCACCGATAAATACTTCCTCGTTCTTCCATTGAGCGATAGATACATTTGCAGAGGAGAATGTACCCGTCACGCCTACATTGCCTACAACGCCTGTATCTATGATTACATACTGTCCTCTGCCACTCTCTTGAAAAGCCAACAAATAGTCAGACAATCCAAGATTGGTATTGGTAAGGGTAGAGACTGTATTGCCAAACGATATAGCGTTATTACCGCCATCTTTAACTGTGACTTGAGCAGGAACAATCTTGATGTTGCCAAACCCGATAGGCATAGCATTCTCAATCCATGAGAATTCCTCTTCATCAATAGCTGTTCTATTGGCCTTGGTATTCAGACCTTTAAAGTTCTTATAGACAGCATAAGATTTCTTTTGTTCTGCTGCTGCCATGATTAGAACGTAGAGTAGGGGTCAGGGATTCTGCGTGTATACACAGAGTTCAACACCGCTTGGATTTGCTTGGCATACTCTTGCTTGTATATCTCAGCTTCTCCATAGCTCTGCTCTTTGTATTTGGCTTTGTAAGCCGCATAAAAAGCTACAGGCGTAGTGTAGGGGTCTTGTATCTGGTCAGTGGCACTAGGCGTGTTCAAACTTAGAGCAGTTGGCAAGATAGTGCTATCTATCTCAACCACATAGGCTTGGTCTGGAACTGGGCCAATGTAGATAGTGTTTTGTCCGTAAACAGAAAAGCACACGGGTCTACCTACATAGTTTTGCCAGTAACGCAGTTGAGCGTTAAAGTTGGACCAGGGTAAATACCGCAAAGGAATTCGACTGTTACCCCAGTAAATGTTGACGTTCAGAATGTCTAAAGTTGTGCCTGTAGAAATAGTGGCATAGGGGATGATTTCGGCAGGGCCAGAATACTGCAAGGTGGCAGTTCCATCTGTGAATGGGGTAGAAGGTGGGAAAGTGTAGCCAGAAGAGGGGTAAGCTGGAGCAGTAGCGCCAAGAACACCACTTACAGTTACTTCATAAATGAAAATGCTGTTAAATACAAATTGTCCAGCAGTAACAGTAGCACCCGCAGTCCATAGAGTTGCGGCTACGCCTGTACTAGAAATTGGGGTTGCAGTTATTTGCAGGGTTCGTAAACACCCTGTATCTCTCGCTACTCGCTCACGGGCATCGTTGATGTAGTCCGTTAGCTCCGAGGTAGACCAGAAGACAGAGTTTGCATCATGCAATAACCGCTGTACTTCCGTGATGTAGGAAGAGAGAGTTGCCATGTTACCTTCATGTTATGCAACCCTCTGATTGACCTTTCCCCCAACGGATTTCTCAATCCGTAAGGGTACTACGCCAACCGCCGAGGGTAACGAGCGGTTCTTTGTAGGAGACTCTAAAGAAATATCTATTTTCTTCAAAGTTTCCATTGC